ATGGCATCCGTCACACCAGTCAAACGAGCCACCGGCTACGCATGGCGAGTCCAGGCCCGCGACGCAGGCGGACGGATGGTCCAAGAGACCTTCTTCCACAACGACCCACTGCAAGCAGAACGCAGCGCCCGCTCCTTCGCAAAGGTCGTCGACCGCCTCGGCATCACCGAAGCACGCCGCATCCGCAACGCCCGCGACCAAGCCGCACAAGGCGGCCACGACGTTGTCACCCTCAACGACTGGATTACCCGCTACCTCGACCCCACCACCGGTATCCTCGCCGGCGTCTCCCCCACCTCAAGAGCCCGCTACCAACAGATCGCGCGCGACGCGATCCTCCCCCACCTCGGAGAGCTACCCCTCGACGCCATCACCCGCGACGACATCAACGTGTGGCTCTCCCGCGTCGAGTCCGAACGCAAACCGGACGGCACGCCCCGCGCGGCGAAGACCATCCGCAACTGGCACGGACTGCTCTCTCAAGCACTCGCCGAAGCCCACAAGCGCGGCCTCATCACATCGAACCCCGCCCGCGGACTCAAAGCCACGCGCACCAAGAAGCGCAACATGGTGGTCCTCACACAGTCGGAGTTCAACACCCTCGCCCACTTCATCCCACCAACGTGGCGACCCCTGTTCGTCTTCCTCGCTGGGACCGGGCTGCGCTGGTCTGAAGCCACCGCGCTCACATGGGGAGACATCGACGCAGACTCGAACCCACCACTGGTGCATGTCACGAAGGCGTGGATCGACGGCGACAAGGGCGTGCCCCGCCATCTGGGCCCACCCAAGTCCCGCGCCGGAGAGCGCACAATCGCGATCCCCCCGGCACTCGTCCTCGAGCTCGGTCCCCGCGGCGCCGGTGACGCGCTCGTGTTCGCCACCTCTGCCGGGACGGCACACTGGTCGGGGTCGGTGTGGACTCGCGTGTGGAGTCCGGCCGTCAAGAACGCGAACGACCCGGCCGCATGCGCCAAGGCGAAGCTCACGCCCCTGGGAAAGCGCCCCCGCATCCACGACCTACGGCACACCCACGCGTCCTGGCTCATCGCGGCAGGTCGCCCACTGCCATACATTCAAGCGCGGCTAGGGCACGAGAAAATCACCACCACCGTAGACACCTACGGTCACCTCATGCCGGACGCCACAGCGGGCGACGCCGACGCTGTCGCCGCGATCATGGGCACGATCCTCACCGCCCCCGAACAGATCACCGGCTAGCCTTGCGCCTTCTTCTCCGCGAGGGCCGTTGCCTTCTCTAGTCGCTGCGGCAACTCCCCTATGTTCCAGCCCTCGCGCTCACGCAAAGCGATCTGCTCGCGGAGAAAGCTAGCCTCGACGTCGGGAAGGCCACGCTTCCGATAGATGATGGCGACCTGGTTCGCATACCCCGTGCCCGGATCGAACGTGCCTCCGTGGACTGCCCTGTGAGCGCGAGCCTCGCGCACGGTGGCTGCCAAGCACTCAAGAGCAAGCCGCTCCGCCTCTTCGAGCCGCCCCTCGCGCTTCAGTTCCTTCACGTATTTGATCTGCACGTTGTAGCGCTCGCCGCGAACCAGGGCGGCTTCCTGGACCGTCTCTAGCGCACGATCGGCCTCTTCCTGCTCGCCACGGAGAACTAAGTTAAGGAAGGGTGAGTCGGAGTGCTCGCCTCCATCGTCAGCGCCGCTCGCTGCTGGGGTGTCGCGTGTCGCCGGGACGGGGGGCGACGGCATCTCTGGGGGTTCCGCGCTGAGTCCCTGCTCGGCCGCATCTTCGCCTCTGCTCTTGCGGAATCTGTCAAGCCACCCCATTGTGCCTCCATGCTTCTACTGTCTCGATGATCCGCTCGTCTCGAGCGAAGTCCTCACGGCGCAACTCCACCAGTCGTCGCGTCACACCCAACTCTCGTGCGAGCGCGCCTGCATGCGAACCTACCAGCGCCTCCGCTGCCGCATACTCGACCGGCGAGATCAACAGCCGCGCCGCGTACTGGTCAGCCTGACGCTCGTCGCGGTGTCGGTCGTGGTCGCGGGTCCAGTCGTGACCGTGGTGCGCGTGGCCTAGCTCGTGCGCGAGCGTGACGCGCTGAGTCAACTCACTGCGGCGGTAGTTGAGCACGATGAGACCACCGCCGTACAGGTACCCGCTGGCGCGACCGATGTCGCGAAACTGCACCCTGTAGCCCATGTGCTCGGCTGTGCGGATGATCCGACCCATGACCCCCCTCAAGGTCTACTAGTCCTGCTGCGCTTCACTCTCGGCGTCGTCGTTGTCCACGCGAGCCGCGATGGGCAGTTCTTGCACTGTGCCAGTGCCGTCTGACACGGATCGGCGGCGACGCTCGCGTTCATCGCGTGCCTGCTCGATTGACTCGATCATTTCGCGAGGCATGTACTCCTCACGGTCGCGTACACGACGCTCGAGCTGCCGGATCCCCGCCTTCAAATTCCTCATGGCCTCCGGCGTCTCGTCGTCGGCGTCGAGGAGACCGCGCAACTGTTCGATGTGGTCAAGCAGGTGCTCGTGGTCTTCGCGTAGTCGCATCTCGTAGTCGGAGTGGTGCGGGTCGCTAGGCAGGTCTCGTCCTGCCCGCGCAAGGAGCGAAATTTCGCTGAGCGTGATGTCGGAGATTGAGTGGGAGTCGTAGGCCGCGGTCCCGTACTCAAGTAGTTCGTCCCACGCCGTGTCGTAGATCTCCTTGAAGAGTTCGGAGGCACGGTCGTCTAGGTCGAACGCGCTCGCGATTGCAAGGAACTGCTCGAGGTCGATCGCATAGTCGCGAGACTCGATCCTGCGGTACGTGCCGTATGAGATGCCGGTTAGCGCTGCGGCTTGCTCTTGACTCAGGCCGGCTTCGGCTCGCATGCCTTTGAGCCGGCGGGCGAGTACGCGGCTCATAGGCCCTACTGGGCGGTCCTTCTTCGAAGATCGTTGTGCCATACAGCACACGATACGCCAAATGTGAAACAATCGGCGCGCCACATTTGACGTTGCGCAATACTGCGCAGATGATGTTTCACATGGCACGACGCATCGACAACACCGCGCTGCGGGCGATCAATACAACGATGACCCGCCGAGGAATCTCACAGCGAGACCTCGCCGAAGAGACCCTCATCCCCCTCTCGACTCTCCACCGTCGACTTGTCGGCGCAAGCCCCCTCACGATCGACGAGTTCATCTCCATCTGCATGGCTCTCGACATCAACGCAGGACGCCTAATGCAGGCCCTCGCCGCCGAACAGCGCACTGCCATGGGGCAAGCATCATGAGCGACCTCACCGTCAAGGAAGTCGCCAGCGAGCTCCGCTGCTCCGAGCACACCGTGTACGGGATGATCCGCAGCCGACGCCTGGACCACTACCGCGTCGGCGGCACCACAGGTCGAATCCGCATCACCCGCGAAGCCCTCGACGCATTCCGCGGAGCGACCGTCAACCGTGACCCCTGGGCACGCACCCGCCCCCTCAGGAGCCGCGCATGAACGCCTCGACCCTCGGTGCTGCAGCGATCCGCGCAGAACTCGCCGACGCCACCGAGCACCGCGACATCGCCGCCACCATCGGCGACCCCCGACGCGTCAACCACCACCAGACGGAGGCGCGCAAAGCCACACAAGCCGCCCGCGTCCTCCACATCATCGCCCGCGGACACACACATGCCCTCGAACAGGAGACCGCAGCATGAACAACCCCACCGACACCACCACAAGCTGGACACCAGACGAACGACGCAAGGGACTGGACCGCAACTCTCCCGCCACTGTCGCAACCGTCACCGTCGGCGACACCGTCGAGCACTACGTCCGGGCCGGCAACACTCAGATCCGCGTCAACGACGGCGTGCAGGCACGGGAAGCGGTGTTCATGCACGAGGTCAAGCGCCGCATGCACACGTCCGACCCGCTGTTCTCAATCCTGCGTGAACCGGTCGGCTACAGCGAGGACCTCGCGTCATGAAGCGCGACATTCTCGCGACGTTTGGCCTGTTCGGTTTCGCGTTCGGACTGACGATTGCTGGCCTTTTCACCGATGGCGGCACGTCCGCATGGCTGCACATCGCCGCGATCGTTCTTGCGGCCCTGGCCCTGTGTTGGTCCTGGTTGCAGGCCCTCGGTGAGGCGGACCGTCAGCGTCTGCGCGCTCGCCACTATCAGCGCACGACTCGCACCCAGGCACGCCGCTACAACGAGCTGCGCGCGTTCACCGTCGCCCTGGGCGCAGAGGTTGAGAGGAAGTCATGAGCAAGTACACGAAGGAATCGCCGTTTGAGTTCGAGGGCGTGCGGATCTATCGCCTCGAATGCGGAGAGGTGTCGGTCGGACGCGTTCCGTTCAAGGTCAATCCATCGGCCTATACGGACGTGCAGGCGAGCGCCCTTCACGCCTTCATCGAAGCCGAGCGCGACGAGTGGCACTACACGAACGCCGACAGGACGGAAGCGCGCAAGGGGCGGCTCACTGTTCGCCAGTCGCTCACGTACCACCTGCTCGAAGTGACCCCGCTGTGGACGATGACGCACGACGACTTCCCTGGTGCCTCCATGCACAGCAAGCAGTCGAAGCCGACCAGCAAGTCAAAGCCGGGATATGCGTTGCGGCTCGCCTGGTTCGAGCAGATGGACGACTTCCTAGCCTGGCACACCTCGTGGGCTGGTTCGACATCAACACCAACCACGGCACCGGACGAGCGCACTGGGACCGCACCGGCCACCCCGAATGCACCGCCATGCACCTCACCCTCAATCACGTCATCTACACACTCATGCAGATCGCAGAGCGGGACTACAAGGGCGAGAAGTGCTACCAGTGCCCCGACTTCAACTTCAAGGGCCACCCTCACTCGCGGGAGCACGAAGTCGATTTCTGGCTACACCGCTACTACCTGCCACGAGTCCATGACGTGTGGCCCGACCATTCGCACGCCGACCTCGACACGTATATCGCCAAGTGCGCCAGCGAGCTCGAAGTGGGCTGGGCGTTGGAGGTGGCCGCATGAGTGACCTCCTCACCCTCCTAGACGACCTCGACGTGCAACCCGCAACCGAGGTGTACGCACTCATGCCGGACATGGCCACCGCATGCGGGCTGTGCACCCTATGGAACTGCACCGACTGCACCCACCGAATCGCACACACGAGCGACACCGGCTGGGACTTCCCCTGCCCCCAAGTCACATGCCCGGACTGCCTCATCGCCGACATGCACCTACGGGCACGCCAGATGCAAAGCAACCAAGCGAGGGCAGCAGCATGACCGCCGAATGTCGTGACCCATGGCACATCAGCGAGGACAGGCCCGAATGCTCATGCGTCCAGGACGCCGAGTACGACGCATACATCGAGTCGCAGCGTGTCCGCATCTGCTTGCCCTGCCAGGCCGGGGATCACCGTGCCTGCGACCCCGTGTTCTGCGACTGCGTCCACGCGATCGAACCCTCAGTTTCCCCACCGACCGGTGGGGACGCCCTGGACGGACCCGCCACCGATGCGGGACAGATTCGTCCGTCCAGGGCGACACCACCATCCACACACACGACACACACCGGAGTGACCTCATGACCAGCAAGAACACTGCGCCTGACCTCGCAGCCCTCGTCAACGAAGAACTCACCCTCGCCGCCGCGGCCGAGCAGATCGCTGAACGCCGCGCCACCATCAAGGCCACCCTCATCGACAACCTGCCCATCGGGTCCCACGACATCGGAGACCACACCGTCCAGGTGCGCGCCGGTGCCCGCCGCGTCGACCCCGGCAAGGTCGCCGCCAACCACCCTTATGAGCAGTCCCCCGAGCTGTACAAGCACACCGTCGACACCACGGCAGTGAAGCACCACCTCGCGCCCGCCGAGCTCGACGGCTACAAGACCGACGGACAGCCGACCGTCGTGGTGAAGTAGTGAGTTACGCTCTGCGTCCGGTCAAGACGCTCAATCGCCACTTGAGGCGCGAGAACACCCGCGTTCGGCGCGGGGGGAGCGCCGAGTCCGGTGTGTATTCCTCGGGCATGTACGTCCGTGCCGGGATCGAATGCTCGACAGTCTCGTACCCGCCCCATTCCTCGTTGAGCTTTTCCTCTGTGAGGGGTGGACGCGGAGCAACGTCGCTTAGCCGCATCGTTCGCATCCGTCGCGAGAGCCTGCGGAAACGGGTTGGCGACGCGGTCCAGGTGAAGACGATGCGAGCCTCGTGCCATACGCCTGGGTCGCATGTCACCGTCAAGTGGAAGTGGTCGCCGCTTCCCATTCGTGGCACAAGCGCGAACTGCTCGCGCCACGACCCGAAGCCGTGCGAGCTCGTCCTCTTCTCGCCCTGTACAAAGACCTGGCACCCGGCGCCGGTCACCTCGACCCGGTACGCATCGCCGTCCCCGGTGTTCGCCACTTCACACTCGAGTGCCGCCGCAGCGGACTGCGGCGATTCGCCGTCGTACCGCCAAGTTGACTTCGACGAGTGCGCGACCCACTCAGCCCGACGTCCGTCCAGCATTCGCCAAAAGAGCGAGAGCACGAGCGTCGCTGTCACCGACACGGCGGTCGCGATCGCCGCAACGCTGGCAAAGGTCATGGGCTCGGTTTCCATGCGCGAATGCTACCGACCGGCGGTGACACCATGACCACCACTATCGATACCGCGCCAGAGGCCCGCTACGCCGAGTTCGCCGACATGAGCCCGGATCTCGCCCTCAAGGAGTACCGGTGGGTCATCGAAGACGGCATCCTCAACCAACCCCGCTCATTGCAGAAGCGCATCGGACCGTCAGAGATCGGCGACCCATGCGACCACTGCCTCGCCGCGAAGCTCGCAGGCTGGACCAAGACCGACGATGGCATCCCCTGGCTACCCGCCATCGGAACCGCCACCCACGCCTTCCTCGAAGAGCTCTTCATCCGCCACGAAAACCAACGCGGGGCCCAACACAACGGCGGCCTCAGGTACCTCACCGAACGCCGCGTCAGCGTAGGCGAAATCGGCGACCAAGACATCACCGGATCCACCGACCTCTTCGACACCGTCGCAGGCATGGTCATCGACCACAAGATCGTTGGCGCATCCACCCTCAAACAAGCACGCACCAAAGGAGCGAAGCCCCAGTACCGGGTCCAGGCACACCTGTACGGACGTGGCTGGACCCGCGCCGGATTCAACGTGCGCCACGTTGCCGTGTGCTTCCTCCCCCGCAACGACGTGTCCCTGAACAACGCCATCTACTGGCACGAACCCTACGACGAACAGATCGCGCTCGACGCCCTCGAGCGCGCCAACCAACTCCACCGCAACATCACCGCACTCACCTCCGTCAGCGAAGACGCCAGAGACGCGTGGATCACCAGTCTTCCTCGCGACAGTTCCTGCTGGGACTGCGCCAGGTATCCCGACGGCACGGGACAGACCAAACCAGGTCACGCCGCACCGCAGGAGGCATTCGCCGGCCTGCTCCCCCAATAACGCAGCACCAACCGAAAGGCAGCAGAACAATGACCGACGCCAGCGACTTCCTCATGGGAGGCGGATCCGCATCCGCATTCCAAAAGGACGACCCCATCGGCACGTCCATCACCGGACAGATCGTCACCACCGAGGTCCGCCAACAGACCGACATCCAGTCAGGCCAGCCCCTCACCTGGGACAACGGCGACCCCAAGATGCAGCTCGTCGTCACCATCAACACTGACCAGCGCATCGACGACGAAGACGACGGCAACCGTGCCCTTTACGTCAAGGGCTCCAAGTCCATCGGTTCCAAGTCCCTGCACGACGCAGTCCGCGCCGCAGTCCAGAACGCGAACGCCAAGGGCCTCGAACCCGGCGGCACCCTCACCGTCACGTTCATTGGCACCGAACCATCCAAGACCCGCGGCTTTAACGACCGCAAGCTGTGGGAAGCAACCTACAAGGCCCCGGACCGGGCAGCAGAAACCGGCGGGTTCCTCGGAACCACAGAACAGACCGCACCTGCAACCACCGCAACCCCGGCACCCGCAACCACGACTCCTGCCCCCGCACCTGTTGCAGAAGCCACCCCAGCCGCAGCTTCACAGGAGACCCCGGCAGTCAAGGCCAAGCAGCTCAAGGCCCTCGGCATCACCGACGACGTCATCGCCGCTCAGCTCGGCGTCGACGCATCCATCGTTCCCGCACTCCTCGCCTAACGAGGGCCCATAGACGGCCAGCCCACCCCCTGCTGGCCCGTCCTGCCCCAAAACCGGTGGGCAGCCCGTTCGAGCCGGGCCAGGACGCGAAAAGCACGCACACCACTAGGAGCATCCGTTGACACTGCTCGACACCGCCAACCTCTGGCTCGAGGCCGGCACAGCCGTCGTCCCCACCGCCACCGACGGCACCAAACGCCCCGGCCTCCCCCAGTGGAAGCAATTCCAAACCGAACGCCCAACCCCCACAGACCTCGAAACCTGGTTCACACCAGGACGCACCGACGGCATCGGGCTCATCTGCGGCCAAGTGTCCGGCAACCTCGAAATGGTCGAGTTCGAGGGCCGCGCCACCCACCTCATCCCCGAACTCGCCGAGCTCATGGCCGACAACGGATTCGCGGACCTCTGGACGCGCCTCACCGCCAACGGATACGTCGAAACCACCCCCTCCGGCGGCATCCACATCTACTACCGCGTCGACGGCGACGCAGCACCCAACACCAAACTCGCATCCAAGCCCCGCGACGGCGGCGGCGTCGACGTCCTCATCGAAACCCGCGGCGAAGGCGGCTTCACCGTCATCGCCCCCTCCGCAGGCCGCACCCACCCCACCGGCCTCGCCTGGACCACCATCACCGGCACCCCACAGTCGGTTCCCACCATCAGCATCGACGACCGCGACGCCCTCTTCGCCCTCGCATCCACCCTCGACAAAATGCCCGAACAGGCACTCCCAGCCACCCCGGCAGCCGCCCACAACCCCGCCGACGGGCTACGTCCCGGCGACGACTTCGACGCCCGCACCACATGGGACGAAGTCCTCACCCCAGCAGGCTGGACAAAGACCAAACGCATCGGCGCCGGTTTCGGATGGACCCGCCCGGGCAAAAACGCAGGCGACGGCATCAGCGCAACCACCGGGCAGAACGAGCACGACCGCCTCTACGTGTTCACCACGAGCACTGAACTCCCCACCGAGAACCCCCTGTCAAAGTTCGCGGCCTACGCGATCCTCCACTACGCCGGCGACTACACGGCAGCCGCCAAGCAGCTCGCGAAAGACGGCTACGGCACGATCGCCACCCGCCTCGCCCCCGACAACCCCACCGCCGAAGACCTCAACCAGCTCGTCGCCCCCACCGAAAGCACCCCCACATGGAACAACCAGCCACCATCATCAACAGCACCTGCAACGGAAACCTCCACGGCGACCACAACTGGGCCCACAGCCCCCGCACCGGCCGCGACATCTGCATCTGCTGCGGAACCCAACGAACCGACCACCCCGCCGGCGCGTGACGCCGAACCCAACGAAGACAACACCGCACTCCTCCTCGTCGACCAACACCAATACGAAATCCGCTACTGCCAAGGCCGCGGCGGCTGGCTCACCTGGAACGGCCACCGCTGGACCGAAGACGACCGCGGCCACATCCGCCAACTCGTCCGCACCATCGCCCGCCGCCTCCCCAAAGGCGAAGGCTGGGACACCTACCGCAAACGCGCGCTCTCAGCGAACGGCGTCAAAGGCATCATCGACCTCGCCGCATCCGACCCACGCATCGTCGCCCACATCGCCGACCTCGACGCACGCCCGTACGAACTCAACACCCCCGCAGGCGTCGTCAACCTCCGCACCGGCACCATCAACAAACCCGACCCCGCAGCACTCCACACCCGCTCCACCACCGTCGCACCCAACTTCAACCAACCCGCACCAATGTGGAACAAGTTCCTCGCCGACACCTTCGCAGGCGACCCCACAATGACCGCCTACGTCCAACGCCTCCTCGGCCTCTCCCTCGTCGGAGTCGTCCTCGAACAAATCTTCCCCTTCGCCCACGGCGCCGGAGCCAACGGCAAAACCACCCTCTTCTCAGTCGCCCAACACCTCGCAGGCATGGGCCCCACCGGCTACGCCATGAGCGCCCCCGCCACCATGCTGCTGGCCACCAAAAACGACGCCCACCCCACAGAACTCGCCCGCCTCTCCGGCGCACGCATGGTCGTCACATCCGAACTCGAAGACAACCAACGCTTTGCAGAAGCCAAAATCAAACTCCTCACCGGCAAAGACACCATCTCCGGCCGCTTCATGCGCCAAGACTGGTTCGACTTCACCCCCACCCACACCCTCTGGCTCCTCGCCAACTACCAACCCGAAGTCCGCGCCGGCGGCGACGCATTCTGGCGCCGCGTCCGCCTCCTCCCCTTCCTCCACACCGTCCCACCCGAACAACGCGTCCCAGACCTCGAAGACAAACTCATCGACCAAGAAGGCCCCGCCATCCTCGCCTGGATGATCCAAGGAGCCGCCGACTACTTCACCCAAGGCCTCGCCGAACCCACCTCCGTCACCCGCGCCACCGCCGCCTACCAACGCGACCAAGACTCCCTCGCAAGGTTCGTCGACGAATGCTGCGAACTCGGCCCCCTCAGCGACCCCAACATGTCCGTCCCCTCCCACGAGCTACGCCGCGCATACGAACGCTGGTGCACCGCCGAAGGAGAAGAACCCCGCAACCAACGCTCCATGACCACCAGCCTCAAAACCCGGTTCGACGTCATCACATCACGCACCTCAACCCTTCGAATCCTCAAAGGAATCCGGCTCGCAGGAAGCGTCACCGATGCGTCACCCGAAGCGTCATCCCAAGGGTTCCTCGACGGCACCGATCGTTCGGATAGAGGCGGATGGTGACCCATGAATGACGCATACACCCCAAAAAATGACACCACCAGTGACGCATCGGCGACGGCAAATCCGCAGGTAATGACGCTTAATGACGCTAGTGACGCATGTTCTGAGTTAGCAGCCCTTACGCGCGCGTATACGCGCACATGTGGACCGACGAACCAGGAACAAGCGTCACAAGCGTCACTGATCGCCACTCAGAAAGCCGTGGCATGACCCAACCCACACCCCAATGGCTCATCCTCCACACCCAACAAACCGGAGACGACCCCACCCTCACCGGCACCCAAGCCCACCCCCGCCACTGCAAAAAATGCGGACGCCTCACCCTCACCGGATACGACTCCCACATCATGGCCGGCCTCGCCATCACCAACCCCAACCCCCTCACCCCGAGGCTCGAAGCCGCCGCCGTCATCCTCCACATCCCCACCTACCGCCTCTGGGGCACCCCCGGCCACTACCAACTCACCCCACGCCACCAACCACGCATCCCACCCCTCGGCACACACCCACCCGCCAACCAAGTCACCGTCCTCGCCCAACACAACTGCCACCACCCACCCCTCAGCCGCGAAACACTCCCGACCCGACCACCACAAAGCGCCATCGACCTCGAAAGGATCCCCTTCTAATGGACAACCACCGCCCACACGATCGCCTCACCCGAACGCTCGCCACCGCCGAGTCAGCGCGAAACAGTCATCACACAATGCGGCACGGGAACGAGTGCGACTGCCCAGGACGCGACACCCTCGAGGCAATCCTCGACGAGCTCCTCTACGCCATAGACGAATGGGAGGACGAACTGTGACCCGCAACCGCAAGAGCGCCAAAGCCGCCGGCGCCAAATTCGAACGCGACATCGCCGACTACCTCAAAGACACCCTCCAAGACGACCGCATCGACCGCCGCGTCAAAACAGGAGCCAAAGACCGCGGCGACATCACAGGCCTCCGCATCCACGGCCAACGCCTCGTCATCGAATGCAAAAACGAAGCCACACTGAAGATCGGACCCTGGATCCGCGAAGCCGAGGTCGAACGCGGCAACGACGACGCCCTCGCAGGCATGGTCGCCCACAAACGCCATGGCGTCGGAAGCCCCGCAGATCAGCTCATCACAATGACCCTGCGCGACCTAACCGCCCTCATCAGCGGCACACGACCCGAGGAGGACAAGTGACCAGTCAAGTGAGCCTCACGCGTCGCGCGCGTGAGCAAGTCCCCGCAACCGACTTGGAGCGGGCTGCACTGGAGACGGTCGAGCTGCTCGAGGAGGTCGCCGCGCTAATCCCGACAGATGATGCGACCGCCGTGGAGTCGTCTGGTGGGAAGCCTTCGAAGCGTGCCGTGTTTCCGGCGCCCTGGAACACCCCGGCTGGGAACATGCATACGACGGTCGGTGAACGCGCGAGGGAGCATGAGCTCAACTTGTGTTTGTTGCTGTTCGGTGGTGTCCGGTATCGGGGCCGGTCGGATGCGAACACTATGGCTGCGATCATGCGGATTCCTGACCTCGTCGCCGCAGCGGTGCGCGCAGGGTACGCAGACAGGCGGTACGTGACGGATGCCGTGAAGGAGCTCAGTGGATGGCCGGCCTTGCTGCGGCGCTTCCTCGACCACGATCCCGAACCGGGGGATCCGCGGCCGTGGACGCGAGCACCGGGGGACCTTTGCTGTCCTCACTGCGATTGTCGGTTGTGGCTGCGTCCCGGCTGGCAGCATCAAGGCGCGGGCGCTGACGTGTGGTGTCGTCACTGTCGAGACGAGCATGGCCAGTGGCTGCGTTGGCCCGCTGATGCGTGGGTGGCAGTCCTGCAGCAAGCAGATGTCTAGCCTGCTTGCTGCAGGACCCTGCACTACTTGCTCTCGACGATCGCCGAGCCGGGCTGAACACCGCCATCAATGAGCCGGAATGCTAGCGCGTAGTCCTTCGCACGACGATTGTCGCCTTGACTCACGCTGTGCACGATCGCCTCGAGCAGAGCCTTCTTCGCGGGTAACTTGTCAACGGCCATGGTTGGCCTCCTTTCAGGTAGGTCCGTTCACTGTCCCAGAGCCCTGTGACACGCCAGGCAGACGGGTCCTTGCAATAGTTATCCACAGCCCCTACTCTTGGTGGTGAACAAGTGCGCCCTCACGCGGGCGCGCAACACGAGGCCTCGACCACACCGGTCGGGGCCTTCGTCATTCCCCAAACGTTCCTCCCTGCCAGTTCGTGTGTGTGCTGCCATGTCGAGGACCCTGCCGCCCGAAGGACCACGGGCCAGCCGAAAGCGCCGGCTGCAACCGCCCCTACATCGTCTCCAGCGGACTGTTTGCGACGGAGCGCCAACACGTACCCGCAACGGGCCAGGAGCCCAGCGGCCACGCCAACCCCACCACCTCGGAGGCACGCCGCAACCACACGCCCAGGAGGCCCCTCATGCCCAAGCGCATCGAATGGACCCCCGACAAGGACGAATACCTCCGCACCAGCGCCACCGCAATCCCTCCCCTGTCCCTCAACACACAAGCCAAACACCTCGGGGTCTCACACGGATCGGTCGCGAAGCGCCGCAAACACCTCGGCATCAAGTCCGACCACGCCGGCACGAAAGCAGCCGTCGAAGCACGCAGCATCACCGCCGCAGAACGCCGGGCGACCCTCGAGCACCGCCACCTCGACCGCATCGAAGCAATCCTCGCCCGCCTCGAAGCATCCGAATTCATCACCATCCTGCGCGGCGAAGGCGGCGTAGAGAACGAAGCAACCGTCACCCGGCCACCGACACGAGACGAACGCGACCTCGCATCCTCGATGACACAACACTGGGCCGCGATCGAACGCATCCGCCGTATGGACACCAACAACGGCACCTCCGAGGCCGTGTCCATGCTTGGAGGCATCGCACAAGCCATCGCAGACGCCGCCGCACAAATGCCTGAGGACGGACCGGGCACGTGACCAACGTCAGCGACTCGCTGGCCGTCCTGCAGTCGTTCCTATCCCCGCGGCAACTGTGGTCGATTGCCCGCTCAACGGCCCGCGTCAACCTCTGGACCGGATCCATCCGCTCCGGCAAAACCATCGCATCCCTCCTGCGCTGGCTCATCTTCATCGCCACCGCACCCCGCGGCGGCGAACTCGTCGTCATCGGCCGCACACGCGAATCCATCGCCCGCAACGTCTTCGGCCCGCTCAAAGACCCGTCACTGTTCGGGCCACTCGCCGCACACGTCGAATACACCGCCGGTGCACCCACCGCGACCATCCTCGGCCGCACCATCCACGTCCTCGGCGCCAGCGATTCCCGCGCCGAAGCCGTCCTCCGAGGTCTCACCGTCGCCGGTGCGTATGTCGACGAAGCAACCCTCGTCGCCGAAGCGTTCTGGACGCAGCTGATCGGCCGCATGTCCGTGCGTGGCGCGCAACTCTTCGCCACCACCAACCCCGACGGGCCCGCACACTGGCTGAAGAAGCAAGTCGTTGACCGTGTCGACGAACTCGGCTACCGGGTGTTCCAGTTTCGCCTCACGGACAACACGCACCTCGACGCCGACTACGTCTCGCAGATCTGCCGCGAATACACCGGCCTTTGGTATCGCCGCTTCATCCTCGGCGAATGGGTGCAAGCCGCCGGCGCCGTCTACGAACAATGGGACCCCGACCGACACGTCATCCGCGCCCACGAACTACCCACCATGGACCGTGTTCTCACAGCGGGTGTCGACTACGGAGACGAGCACGCAACCCGCGGCTACCTCATCGGCATCGGACCAGACACCCGCGAGGACCACAACGGCGAGCACCGGCTCTACGTCCTCGCGGAATGGGCGCCGGGCAAAGGCACCATCGGCCAACGCTCCACATCGCTCCGGCAATGGCTCGCTGGCCAGCCGCACGACAAGTGGCGCACTCCCGAATGGGTGTCTGTCGACTCCGCAGCCGCAGCGTTCAAGAACCAGTTGTTCCACGACGGTGTCCCCGGGGTCCGCAACGCCCACAAGGCCGTCCTCCCCGGCATTCAAGCCATCGCGGGACTCCTCGCCGTGAACAAGCTCGTGGTCGCTGACACGTGTGAGCAGCTCATCAACCGTATCCCCGGGTACGTGTGGGACGACAAAGCCACCAAGCGTGGCGACACCGCACCCGTGAAAGCCGATGACGACGAAGCCGACGCCCTCCGATACGGGGTCTACACCACCCGCATCGACTGGCGACCCCTGATCCCGATCGCACCAGCCATGGACACCGCACCAGGCAACGACACCGACGACTAACCCAGGAAGGGGAGACTCGTGCCGCTTCCTCAATCCAACCGCCCCTGGCCACCACCAGAGCTCCACAAGATCGACCGCGCCATGCGCGAGTGGTCAGCCTGGTACGAAGGCACCCCCGAAGCGCTCTCGGCGTTCTACGCACCCCGCCAGCGCGAATCAGTTCAGCAAAGTGAGCGCCGCGCAGGTGGCGTACTCGGTCTTCTGCAGCGCATGTGGTGGGGCCGCATCCCTGCGAACCCGTCCGAACGGATCGACCAGGCCCACCTGCCCGTGGCCGCGGACATTGCGCGTGGCAGTGCCGACCTGCTGTACGACGAGGCACCCCAGATCACGGTCAGTGAATCCAAGAGCACGCAGGCCCGCATCGACTCGTACATGCCGGACGTGCACCAGGTCCTCGCGAACGGTGCCGAACTTGGGTCAGTGCTCGGTGGCCGCTTCCATCGCGTCACCTGGGACAAGACTGTCGCCGACCGGCCATTCGCGACCACCGTCGATGCCGACGCCGCGTACCCCGAGTTCACTTGGGGCCAACTCACGACAGTCACGTTCTGGTACGTCGTCGCCTCCGACGAGACCCGCTCCAAGGTGTGGCGTCACCTCGAGCGCCACGAGCTCGACGCCGACGGCTACGGACTCGTGTTCCACGGCCTCTACGAAGGTACCGACAGTGAGCTCGGTCAGCGTCGCCCGCTGAACGTCCAGGCCGCGACAGCACCATTGTCGAACCTGGTCGACGAGTTCGGCGCCCTCAAAGAGGGCCGCACCAAGGGCCTCAACGTCGTGTACGTGCCGAACCAGACCCCGCAGCGACGTTGGCGGCATCACGACCCAGGCATGTTCCTTGGGCGCTCCGACCTCGATGGTGTCGAAGCGCTCATGGACAACCTCGATGAAGCGTTCTCGTCGTGGATGCGGGACATTCGCATCGGCAAGGGCCGCATCATCGTCCCCGACTACATGCTGCGGTCCAACGGTCCCGGCGCGGGCACGACGTTCGACCTTGACCGCACCGTGTACGACTCGCTCAACATCCCCGACACCGAGGGTTCAGCGCCTCCGATCATCGCGCAACAGTTCGCGATCCGGGTCGAAGAGCACCTGGCAACGTGCGAGAAGATCACGCAGCAGATCGTCCACACAGCCGGCTACTCGTCGCAGACGTTCGGTGACGACGCAGACGGTGCGGCGGTCACTGCGACCGAGGTCAAGGCTCGTGAGCGTCGCACGTTCCGTACCCGCAATCGGAAGATTCGCAACGAGACGCCCGCGGTTCGTGCCCTGGTGGCGAAGATGCTGTCCATCGATGCTGCCGTGTTCAACACCGGCGGCCTCGACCTGACGGAACCTATCTCGGTCGAGTTCCCCGACACTGCTGAGGACAGCCCACTGGCGATGGCGCAGACTGCGCAAGCGCTCTACACGGCGCGTGCGGCATCCACCGCAACGCTGGTGCGGATGCAGCACCCTGACTGGACCGGCCAGCAGGTGCAGGACGAAGTGCAGCTGATCATCGCCGAACAGCGCTCCGTCGTCGACCCCTTCACCATCGGGTCGTAGACCGTGGCCCGCTACGAGCCGGACGGGCGTGACGGGCTCGACCGGCTCATCGCCACGATCGTCGAACTGTTCTCCACCGCAGAGCAACGCCTCACCGCGTCGCTCGCCCTCCAAGGCCGTGTGGGGCTCGAACAGGGTCAAGGTCCTGACGAGGCGCTCAACCTCGCGGAACTGCGACGCGATGCCGAGCAGATCGCGCGGGAGTTGCGAGACGCGTACCCCGACGAGGTCGCACGGATCGCTGACACGGCTGCGGAGTGGGGCGCCGAAGCAGCCTTGCAGGAGATGTCGGCGCTGGCGAAGGTTACGGACCTCACGACCACCGCGGGCCTGCCCGGGTCCCCTGCCGCACAGTCGATGGTTGCGGACCTGACGAACGCCCTCGACGACGTCACCATGCGTGTCCTGCGGTATCCGGACGACGTGTACCGCGCCACCATCGGCCAAACGGCAGCCGCTGTGCCCCTGGGGCAAGCGACCGGCGTGCAAGTGCAGCAGGCGGCGTGGAACGAGCTCCTCAACCAACGCGTCACCGGCTTCACTGATGCTGCTGGTCGGCGCTGGTCCCTCGCCTCGTACGTTGAGATGGCCACGCGTTCGGCCACCCGTCGTGCTTTCGACGATGCGAAGGTCGCGGGGATGCGTGAGAACGGCGTCGAGTTCGTGACCGTCGTCGTCGGCTCCGGTAGTTGCAAGAACTGTGCTGCGTGGGCTGGACGCATCCTGCGTGTCGACGATGGGCCCACGGGCCGTATCGAAGTGCCGTCCATGCTGGACCCTGACGAAACCGTGTCGGTGCGGTGCGCCGGGACGCTCGAGGATGCGAAGCGTGCCGGATGGAGGCACCCAAACTGTCGATGCAGCACTGCCGCATACGTGCCCGGGACCACGCCCGTCGTCGATGCCACGACCTACGACCCGGAAGCGGAACAGGCACGCCAGCGCCTGCGGTACCTCGAGCGTGAGGTGCGCCGCTCGAAACTGCAGGCCGCGAATGCTCTCACCGACGCGGACCGGACCGCAGCGAACGCTCGCGTCCGTGACCTGCAGTCGAAGATCCGTGAACACGTGTCCGCGACCGGCCTGCAACGCCAGCGCCGTCGCGAGCAACTGAACCTCGGCAACCGCCGAACATAACCGCCCCCAGGAGGGGCCTCACCCATTCCCCAGGAGGGAACACGCCATGCCGAAGAAGTTCTATCTACTCGCCCGCAAGGGCATGATCCGCCTCAACGACACCGACAACGGTGCAGGAGGCGGTTCGACTCCACCCGAGGGCGGCACACCGCCCGCCGCTCCCTCTGCAACGCCTCCCGCGACGCCGCCGGCTACACCGACGCCGCCAGCCGCACCCGAGGGCGACAAGGGCAACGCGTGGGACGGCAAGGTTGAGTCACTCCCCTCCGGCGCACAGGACCTGATCCGCCAACTGCGCAGCGAGAACGCTCAGAAGCGCACGAAGGCGTCAGAGGCCGAGACTGCGCAACGTGACGCCGTGATGGCGCTCGCAAAGGCCGTCGGGCTCGAACTGCCCGAGGGCGCCGAGACTCCCGACCCTGCCGCCATGGCGCAGCAGCTCGTTGACTCCCAGACGGAAGCGAAGGATGCGCACATCGAACTCGAGGTGTACCGCACCGCACGCGACCACGGCGGGGACCCTGCCCGCCTCACAGACTCCCGGACCTTCCTGGCGAAGGTCGCGGACCTCGACCCCACGGACGAGGACTTCACCACCCAGGTGACTGATGCCGCCAAGGCTGCGGTCACCGCGAACCCATCGCTCACAGCCGTCCAGGTGGCGGGTCAGAGCACGGTCCAACACCCCGGCGGGTCCGGGGAGAAGGCCATCACCGTCGAGCAGTTCAAGGCCATGAAGCCGGCCGAGAGGAACGAGCTCTTCCAGACGGACCCCGACCTATACCGCCAACTGACCGGCCGCTGAGCCGGGAAGGAGACCACTCACCATGACTGCCACCACTTCCGGTGACCTCTACGCCCCCGAGGTGTGGGAGGACGCCGCACAGGCCGAGTTCATCGGCAAGTCCATCGTTGCTACCACCAGCGCCGTCCTGCAGGACGACACCCTCGCGGGCCAGCCCGGCGAGACCGTCGAATTCCCCAAGTGGATGGCACTGGGAGAACTTGACGACCTCTCTGAGGGCACCGCGATGACCCCCGAGAAGCTGTCGCAGCGCTCGTCCAAGGCCACCATTAAGGAGGCTGGCAAGGCTGTCGAGATCACCGACACCGCCAAGCTGGTCGGCATCGGTAACGCCCAGGACGAGGCGATCCGCCAGTTCGGCGTGCTCGCCGCCCGCAAGGTTGACGCCGATCTGATCGCCGCTGCACAGGCCACCGTCACCGGTGGAATCACCTATGCCGACGGCACGACCGCCACCGACTCGGCGCCCCTGACCTGGGACTCTACTTCCGGAGCCGTCTTCGGATGGGACGCCTACGTCGACGCGACCGCAGAGTTCGGGGACGACCTCGAGCCCGAGGAGTTCGGCGGCATCTTCATCAACGCGAAGCAGCGCGGCCAGCTGTTCAAGGACGACGACTTCGTTCGTGCCGACGGCTCTGCGGGCAACGACGTGATCCGTCGTGGCCTCATCGGCACGCTGGGAGGCGTGCCCGTGTTCGTCACGAACCGTGTCGCAGCCGACAAGTTCCTGGTCCTGAAGAACAACTCGCTGGGTGTGATGTGGAAGCGTCGCCCCCTCGTCGAGCAGGACCGCGACATCCTCGCCCGCACCACGCTGGTGACGACCAACCTGCACTACGCGGTCAAGCGCCTCGCTGACAACGGCGTGCTGGTCGGCACCCTCACCGCGTAATGGGCGCCGGCGCGCTGCGGCGCTACCACTCCACCCCCGAGGCGTCTGCTGAGGGCGTCTCGGAGGTGGAGGTGCCCGCGAAGAGTGCCTCGAAGTCCGAGTGGGAAGCGTATGCGCAGTCGCTCGGTATCGAGGTTGGTGGCAAGACGAAGGCAGACCTGCAGCAGGCAGTGTCCGAACTTCAGTCCGCCGATGAGCAGGTCATTGCCGGCGACACCGACGAGAGCCAGGAAGGCTCCGAAAGCGACGCGGACGACGAGTCTGACGCGTCGAATGACCCCGACGAGACGTCGGCGTAACCCCCTCTGATGAACGCGGGGCGTGAGATGACCCCCGGCTCACGCCCCGCGTTCACACACCGCAGCCAGGAGGCACCATGTCCCGTGTTTTCGCGACCACGTCGGACCTAGCGAAGTCCCCTTGGTTCGTCACCGGGGTCGACGCGAAGGACACGGCCCGCTGGCTCGCCCTCGCGTCCCGACTCGTGGCCCGCGCCACGATGTCCTCCCACTACGCCACCGACGCTGAAGGCATGCCCACTGATCCCGTCCTCCGTGCGGGCCTGCGTGACGCGACCTGCTCGCAGGCCGCAACCTGGGCCGCCCTCGAGGTGAATCCCGCGAAGGGGGCAGCCGACGGCGGCAACAGTGTGGCCTCGAAGTCCCGCGGTGCGGCATCGGTGCAGTACGCCGTCTATGCGTCGACGGTCCTCGAGCGTGCGAAGGCAGCGACCCAGTTGTCGCTTGACGCGCGCATCATTCTCGCGGAGGCCGGCCTGACCGGCGGCAGCCCTGTCGTGATCGGCTAGTGAGCGACTTCACAGATTTCAACGCCCACACCGTCACCGTCGAAACTCTCACCGGTTCGGGCGGTATGGGCGACACGTTCGCCGCACCCCGCACTGTCGAGGGCGTCCAGGTTGACGACGCCCGCAAGGTCGTGCGCGACATGTCGGCGCGCGAGGTCGTGTCCGAGACCACGATTTTCGACGACGACACCACCCGCGCCGGGATCTACGCCCCCGGGTCGAAGGTGACGTTGCCGTCCGGACGGGGCGCAGCAGTCATCACCGTCAAGACGCTCGACACGCTCGGCGTGGACCTACCGGCACACGTGGAGGTGAACCTCACATGACAATCTTCCACAACGCAGACGACCTCATCGCAGCCGCGCGCGCGGGCGCGATCGACGCCGTCAATACTGTTGGGGAGCGCACGCGCGCGACCGCGATCCCCATGACGCCCATCTCTCAAGGCGGTGGTGACCTGCGATCGTCCCTGACGGTCGTCCCTGCACGCGAGACTGAGCCCGACATCGAGTCCGCAGTTGCGTCTGACCTGCCGTATGCAGTGCGCCAGCACGAAGAGCTCGGCTACCGCCACCCCAACGGCGGGCAGGCGAAGTTCCTTGAACTTGCGTCCCTGCAGGTCGCGACCCATGAGGGTGAACGAATCGCGGGCACCATCGTGCGTCGCCACTTGGAGCGCTGATGGACACCCGCACCCTCATCGAGACGCTCGCGCAGATCCTAGCCGACCGTACCGGTTGGCAGTGGCGCCCCAACGGCCCCGCCTACTCCGACGGTGAAGTGGGCATCACCTATGGGGCGCTCCCTGACGGTCCGGACACGGCCGTGGGGATCACCGCGTACTGGTCGGACGACGACCTCGCTACAAGCCTGGCGGTGCGTCGGGTCCAGCTCCGGTTCCGCGGCCCACGCCGCTCCCGTGCTGGTGCCGACGATCTCGCCGATGCGGCGTTCGCCGTATTGCAAGGCCTTGCCCGGGTGGCAGGCCTGAACTTGGTGTTCAGAGTCCAGATGGCTCACTTGGGCGCCGACGAGAACGACCGCCAGGAGCGGACGGACTCCTACGAAATCATCCTCGACAACCTGGAGGCCTAACCCATCATGCCTACCGCACCTGCACTTCCCGCCGGCTTCTCGCTGGGCCACTCCTATGAGTGGGGCATCGACGTCAATACCGGCACCACCGGCTCGCCCGCATGGCAGTCGTGCCGCCGTATCAGCGCGTTCCAGCCGAACCTGACTCCCATCACTGAAGACGCATCCACGTATGACGACTTCGGCAGCCCGAATGACGACAAGACCGGTGAGAACTGGTCGCTCACGTTCACTATCCAGGGCAACCGCAACACCGCCACCGGTCTGTACCCCGAAGAGATCGAAGCGATCATGGCTCGCACCAAGCCCTCCGCTAAGGGTGAGGCTGCGGTCCTGCACGTCCGGTACTACGACAAGCCCGAGACTGGGACCCCGAACCCGAACCAGGCGTTCGAGGGATTCGCTACCGTCGGCATCCAGCGTGCCAACACCGGCAACCAGGGTGTCGAGGCGTTCACCGTCACCCTGACCGGCAAGGGCCCGCGCACCGAAATCGCGAACCCCTTCAACGGGTGGGGTGCAACGGCACCGACCATCGCATCGATCACACCGGTCGCTGCGGCCGAGGGTGAACTCGTGACCATCAGTGGTTCAGGGTTCATTGGCACCACGGACGTGACCTTCGACACCGAGGGCACGCCTACGTCGGCCACGTTCAACGTGATCTCCGACTCGACCCTCTCGGTCCTGGTGCCCGCCGGCACTGCAGGCGAGGTCGGGGTGTCCGTCACGAACGGCACAGGCGAATCCAGCGACTACGCGTACACGCGCGGAGCCTGACCCGACAATGAGCACCGTTGACTTCACGGACTGGCTGACCCCGTCTTTGAAGCTGCCGTTGGGTGGCGTCACCTACGAGGTGGCGCCACCTGACGTGGAGCGCGCGAAACTGATCCTCGCGTTCGTCGTGACGGCAGAACATCGCCTCGGACTCGCCAAGGGCAAGGCTCCCGCTGAGGTCGTTGAGGTGGTTGAAAAGTACGGCGACAAGCCGCTCGCTGACATCACCCTTGGCCCCAAGGTCCATGCCCAATTGCGCGATGCAGGCCTGGACCCAGAGTCGATTCGCCGCATGGCCTATTACGGCATGTGGTACTGGGGTCGCGGCAAGGAACGCGCCGACGCGATCGCGCTAGCGATGTGGAGCCAAGACCAGAGCGACGACCAGGGTGAGGGTGATGCGTCGGGGGAATGACGATGCCGGTGACGCTTGAGGACTGGGCTCCTTACGGCATCGGCACCCCTGACGCGGACGGCCTCTATCCCGACTACCGCATCCCCGCGAACCTCAAACCCGCTGCGCCCGCGCAGTCCACCTCGAGCGGTCGGCAAGTGTGGTGGTCCGACATCGTCACGCACTGGGACTGCGTGATCGCAGACCTGGCAGACAAGTATCGCCTCGACCTGTACGACCCTGCAGTGCTGGCCCGCCCATGGCCAGGCGTACGGACTTTGATTCTCAGCCTCGTGCACGAATCTTCTCGCCTCAGAAACGCTCTCATCAAGGACGGTGACCCCACATGACCCTGCGCGTCGCCGAACTCGAAAGCCTCTTCACCGCGAACATCCAACCCTTCGAGCAGGCTGCCCGGAAGGTTGAGACGGAACAGAAGCGTCTTGACGGTTCGAAGGCGAACATCACAGTCGACACCAACAGCACCACCGCGATCCAAGACCTCCAGCGCGTCGAGTCGACCGTGCGGGGCTTGCCCGACGGCAACATGACCGTCGAGGCCGACACCAGTAGCGCCACGCGCGCCCTTGATGACCTCGAGGACGATGCTGGCGACGCGGGCCGCGAGGGCGGCAAGCAGGCCGGTGAGGGCCTGTCGGATGAGCTCGTTGCGGCGATCATCTCCATTCCCATCGCGGGCGCGATCGTGGGTGTCGGAGTCGTCGCGGGCAAGGCCCTCATGCAGGGAATCTCGGACGGCCTGTCGGTCGAGGCGAACGCTGACCGTCTCATGGCCGAGACAGGCTTGGACGAAACGTCAATCGCGGTGATTGGTCGTGCCGCCGGAGAGGCGTACGCGAACAACTGGGGCGAGTCCGTCAAGGCGAACCTCGACACGGCCCGCATCGGATTGCAGACCGGCCTGCTCGATCCCGACGCCACGAAGAAGGACGCACAGCAGATCATCTCCGACCTCGCGGGCGTGTCCGATCTCCTCAACGAGGAAACCAGTCGTGTGGCCCGCTCGTCGTCGCAGCTGATTAAGAACGGCATCGCGGCCAACGCCGACGAGGCGTTCGACATCATCGTGAAAGGCCAACAGGCGGGCCTGAACGTGTCGGAGGACTGGCTCGACACCATTGACGAGTACTCCACGCAGTTCCGTGCGCTGGGGCTGACGGGCGGGCAGGCCATGGGGCTGCTGCGTCAGGCCGTCCAGGGCGGTGCGCGTGACACCGACGTGGCTGCTGACGCGCTCAAAGAGTTCGCGATCCGAGGCAAGGAGCTCGAGGACAGCGAGGGTGGCTACAAGAAGCTTGGTCTCGATGCTGAGGAGATGGCCGCGAAGGTTGCCAAGGGTGGCGAGGATGCCACCGAGGTGCTGCGAGTCGTCCTCGACGAGTTGCGTGCGGTCGAGGATCCTGCGATTCGTGATGCCGCCGCGATCGAACTGTTTGGCACCAAGGCCGAGGACATGCAGGCCGCACTCCTCGGCATGGACCTCTCGACTGCCGTCGACGAACTCGGCGCGGTCGAAGGTGCCGCATCGTCGGCACTCGACGCTCTCACGGATAACGCGCAGAACGACATCGACACCGCGCAGCGCAACCTCGAGACTGCCGCGACCGGCATCAAGGCTGCTCTCGCGGACGCGTTCGGACCGCAGATCGAAGCCGGTGCAACGTTCGCCACCGAGAACCGTGAGGCCGTGGTCGGGTTCCTGCTCGACACAGCGAACGGTGCTATCGAGTTAGGTATTGCGCTTGTCGAGGCGTTCGCATCCGGTACGGAGGCTGCTGGCGATTTCGTCGGCGGTCCGCTCGTGACTGTTGCATCGACCGTGCGCGGCATCCTGGACAACCTCAACGCGAGTCCGTTCATCGATCTTGGTGACGAGATCGACAGCATGGACACGATGATCCAGGACATGAAGGATTTCGACGGGGCGTCTGAAGACGTGGCCGACACCATCCGCAAAAAACTCATCAACCAGGGACTCGTACCCGCACAGGAGCGCCTCAACGAGTTCGGTGACGGGCTCCTCAAGGACGCGGCCCTCCATGACGCGACAGTGCGCCTCGCAGGCGACATCGACGCCGTCGGATACGCCGCCTCGACCGGCAAGAATCTCCTCGAGGACTACGACGGTGAGATGACGAGGGCCGCGCTGGCAGGCACGGAACTGGACTCGCAACTCAAGGCCGTCGTGTCCGCGATGGAAGACCAAGCCGTCGCGTCAGCACTGGCCGGCGAAGACGCCGCCACGATGAACGAACGCCTCGAGGAATCCAAGACCGCCCTCGAGGACCAGCTCGAAGCGATGGGCCTCACCGAAGACCAGGTCGACACGCTCGTCGAGGCGTACGGTGCGATCCCGTCGGAGATCTCCACTGACATCAACATCGACACCGCGATTGCCGAGCAGCGCCTCGCCACCTTGCGCGCGAAGTTGGATGCGGCCGGAATCTCCGCACCCATCGCGTATGGCGACACCGCGTACAACCGCACCCAGCCAGTCCAGACCAACGCCTACGGCAACCTCAACCTCGCCGGGGCCTCCCCGTTGGCTCCGATCGCACAGATGGTTCCCCCGGGCACGCTGCGCGTGGTCGGTGACCGCATGGACGTCGACGAAGCATTCATCCCGCTGGACGGGTCGCCACGTTCGATGGCGATCCTGATGGAAACGATGCGCCGCATGGGCGTCCAGCCCATGGCCAATGGCGGTGTCACCCGTGCACCGACGATCCGCCAGACAGTGCGGCACACCACCGAGGCCCCGATCAACGTGTCGATCGCGAACTGGCAGGGCCGCATCGAAGAGCTCGAGCGTGAGGCTCGCGAACGCGCCGCGACATCATCGAACGGAGGCTACCGTGACTGACCCGCAGATCACCCTCGCACTCACGACCACCCTGCCGGCACCGGACGGGGCGGTGGACTTCAACGACCACACCCGGTTCGAACTGCTCACGCGCCCCAACCCGGGTCAGCGGTGGCGACGCGAGTCCGGAACAGGGCGTTATGTTCCAGGCGAGGCACTCATTGTCGCGGTGCAGGACACAGCGGTGCTGAGGTTCTCGGTGCGTGTCCTGGGTGGCACGTGGGCCGATCACACCCTGAATACGCAGCTGATGGAGCGTGCGTTGTCGCGGTTCTCGTACTCGTTGACCGATGTGGTCGAGGGTGTGACGCGCACGTGGACGCGCTGCCAGCCTGCCGACATCGTCCCGCGCGAGGAAACCGACTTGCAGTATGCGGCAGGGTCGCGTGCGTTCGACATCAGTCGCGGCCGGGACCAGTACCTAATCACGGTCCGCTGCGACCCCCAACCTGTGGTGGAGGCCTCATGACTGCCCTGGACCCAAACTCCGCGACACGTGTGGTGGAGTTCCCCTCTGGTGAGCTCACTGACACGGGTGTGGCGTTTGGGCCCGGTGGTGTCACGTTCTCGGCGCCGTTCACGGATGGGGGTACGACCCCGTATCAGCCGGTGGAGGTGTCCGCGCACGGCTTCAATGTGTTGCCGCGCGACACGTCGGTTGACGGTGACGCTGCGTATGTTGAGGCGTCGTCGTTTGCTCCTAGCGATGACTGGACTCTGATGGTCGCGTTCGACCAGATTGCTTCGAAGGGGTCGGTCAGCCCTCTGTTCTTTGCGTCTGGTTGGGGTGACATTGTCGGAAGCGCGACTCAGATCGTGCAGGCGACCGCCGCAGACGTTGACCTTCTGCCCATGGGTCCGACGACGCTGGCGACACCCTTGAGTGACGCGCCTGTGGTGGTGTTCTTGACCGCGAACACGGTCGAGTCGTTCTTCGGGACGAGCCTTGACGGAGTCGTCGCAGCTGGTGCTGGCACCACGGGTGCGGCAACGGCGTCGGCTCTTGAGTTCAACACCGAAAGTGGTGTGGGCGGGATGCGGTTGCTGGGTGTGTGGCTGTGGGAAGGCCTCGCGGTGTCGCAAGCCGATGCGACCGACACTGCTCAGTACCTTGCCGCGGTTCTCAACGGTGAGGGTCCGGAGCCGCCGACTGGTGCGGCGTCCACGGTTGGCCCGTCGTTTGCGTCCCGTGTCGCGCAAAGCATCGTCGGCCCCAACCATGGGCAACTGATTCCTGACGTGGTGTGGGGTGCGTGGATGGATGACGCCAACACGGTGATTGCGACGACGGGCGTCCAGGTTCCGCACGACGCGTTCGGTCCGGGCGTGAACAGTGCGACGAACATTTCGGACGTGGACGCTGGACTCATGCCTGTCACGGTGCCGACACGGTTCGGGATCTTCGACGCCGCAGACGGTGGGAACCTGGTGATCTACGCCCAGGTGACGTGGCCTGACCCTGTTCCTGTCGAAGGTGACCCGGTACGGTTCCCACCCGGCGCGTTGAACTTCGCGGTCACGCCAGCAGGGGCCTGACATGGCTGACGCGCAAGGCCTCGGCGCCGCACAGATCCAGGGAACGGGCGCGCCAGTCGGCGGCAAGCCCTACACGCTGCCCCCGGTCACGATCCCCACGCCGGGCGGGTCCCGCACGCCGCCTGAGCCGCCTGAGCTAGTCATCCCTCCTGGCCTTGAGCCGATCCCGGTTCGGCATCGCTGGGAGCGCTTTGAGGCGCCCGCGGGCGACGCCCCCTGGCAGCCGTCCGCAACGGGAGCAGCGGAGTACGGGCACTTGCAGATCGTGATCGAGGGCGTCGACTTCACTTACCTGAACGGCGTGCCCACGCCCGAGCCGGACACGCGCGAGTCCGAGCCGTTCTCCTATGGGCCGGCGACGATCCGGCTTCCGCAAATCAAGGTGCACGACGACATCCCGCCTCAGGCGGCGGCTGGCGCCAACTTCGCGGTCCGTGTGAAGAGATTGTCCGACGGCGGCTACGACACCGTCTACGAGGGCATCGTCGGCGGCACCAACGACCTCCAAGACTCTGGCCCTTTCACGCTCTACTGCGACGGCCTACTCATGGCCGCAAACCACCAAAACACCAGTCCCTCATTCGACACCGACCCGAAAGACATCGGCGCCGCGATCCCGGACAAGATCAACGCGGCAACGTCGGTGCGATACGAACCCATGGATCGCACCGTGACCGGCATCACCACGTCCGTCGCGGGACGTTGGGAGCCGCTGCTGACGGGGTTTGTGCAGGCCCGCCTCGCCACCGCGGTGAAGGAGGGCAAGCAGTACACCCTCATGCTCGACGGTCGCAAGCCCGTGTTGCGCGCCAAGGATCTCACCACGATCGCTTGGGAGGTCCGGGCCGGGCAGCGCCTGATCAAGGTGGACCTGACAAAGGACTCGACCGAGGCTCCGAACTACATCACTGGCTACGGCGTCAACCCCGCGGGCGGAGCGTGGTTCAACACCCTGTACCCCGACGCGAAATACGATGACAGTCCGGAGTATTGCTTCAACGACGCTGGCCGATCAGTTGTGGTAGGCACGACCGATGCGGACACGGACACCGGCAACGGTGTCACGCTCGCACAGCGCAAGCTCGACCGCCCCGAGACTGGGCGTTGGTCGTGGGGGGACGCGGAGGCGGCAGAACGGTTCCAGGAGGACCACGGTCTACTCGTCGATGGTGTGGTAGGCCCTCAAACGTGGGCTGCCCTGTTCGATATCGGCGCGAACGTCGGGATCCTGACCCCCTTCCATGCGCCTTTGGCCGCGGCGACCGAGGTCATGCCACGCCTGCATGGGGCCGATGGTGAAGACCTTGGCCCCAACCCTGCATACGACCCGAACGTGCCCCGTATCGACAGGATCATTGAGTACGGGCAGGGAGTGTGGCGTTCCGAAGCGCGCCGCGACGCGCGCGAGGTCCTGGCACGCGACTCGAACCCGGGCTATACCGGCACGATCACATTCTCCATCGACCCCGAACAGATGCCACGCCACCTGATCCGGGCTGGACAGAACGGGCTCGTGCGTGGCCACCACGACGAGGACATCGTCGTGCACGTTGTCGACGTGAAGCGTCGCGGAGGCACAGTCACCGCGACGGTGGACTCGAAGGCGCGGGACCTGCCAACTCTGCAGGCAATCATGCAGCGTGACAAGGCCGCAATGGATCCTGCACGGTCTGCGGTCAAGAGGATCACGGAAGCAGCTGTGGCCACCGACCGTCCTACCTTCGATGCGGAGTCGAAGGCGGGCCGTATTCCTGAGCATGCGATCCGTGAGGACCTGTTCGATGTGCGTCGTATCCCGATGTCGAAGGTTGGGATGGCGGTGTTGTTTGAGATGCAGACGTTTGGTCCGGCGACGGAGTTCTCGACGGCAGCGTTCGGTAAGCCCATCACGGCCGCACAGTTGCAGGCGATCGTGGGCAACCCGCTGAATGTGGGTGCTGATCCGCTCGAGTCGCCGTGGGATGTGCATGCAAAAGAGCTGCGTGAGAAGTTTTGGTTCATTGACGCGTGGGGTTGGCAGGAACAGCCTGCGGGTTTGGGTGAGCGTGCGCGCACGACGCCGAATGGAACAACGTCCGCGCCGGTGACGGGTGAACTGATTCACCGAGGCTCTTGGCAGTACACCACTGAGCGTTCTCCTTGGCTGTATGTGGCGACGATCTCGCGGACTTCGTGTTTCGTGAAGGGCCGCATTTACGGGGCGCCGGCGTGAGTTTTCCCGGCTCGTGGCAGGGCACGGTGGATGATCCGCAGGCGCATGCGCGTGCGTTGATGACGCCGGGCACGATTGATGCGTCGTTCACTGCTCAGCCCGCGGGCGTGGGCTCGATGCCGCACCCGTTTACGCGGGATTGGGCGGCTTTGGATTCGCGTGGCCGGTGGCAGTCGTGGCCTGACGTGGCGTGGCCGTCTGGCGATCCGAACTATCCCACGAACGACCCGAACTATTTGCGGGACTACTCGTATGCGTTGGGTCATGACTCGACGTTGGCGAGTTTCGTTGATGGTGACTGGGTTGCTCAGCAGGTCGTGTTTGATGACCCGTACACGTGGGAGGATTCGTCGCTGTTGCATCCGGCATATGCGGCGATGCCTGCCGGTGCTGTGGATGTCGAGTTTGAGCAGGGCCCGTCGTCGGCGTATATCGCGCTTGAGGTGCATTCCTATCAGGCGGTGGTGACGGTGTCGGCGCCTACGGTGCCGGGTGTGCCGACACCGTTTGAGGTCATCAAGGCCGATGGTGATTTCGCGGACTTCGATTTGGTGGGGACGTGGAATCACGGCTTGACGTCGGTGCCGGGGCGTCTTAGCTGGGACGAGATTGGCACGGGCTGGATTGACACGTTCGGCACCGTTGCGCCCGCGGTGTTTCCGTTCACGGTTGATGCTGGCGACAAGGCGCAACTGTTGCTGGTTCGCACTACGGGTATGGACACCGGTGATGTGGCGGTGTCGGGTATCACGTTCACGCGTCATGTGACGTGGGACAACTACCGGTACTTGTATGACACGCCTCAGGGGCATGGCATGTGGTCGACGCAGCAGCGCGGCACTGCGGGTGGCACGTCTGGCGGCTGGCCACTCAAGCATGGCACCACAGGTTCGTGGCCTTTGTCTCATCGCAACAACAGGTTTTGACCATCCGCACTCGCGAGCCTTTGTCTCGTATCGCGCTGACGCGCATCCACAGCTTCTAGGAGAGTCCCAGGTGAACGACATGTCCGAAACCGAACAGATCGCTGGCCTGACGGCCACGGTCCAAGCGTTGAAGGATGAGGTCCACGGGCTTCGCCAGGACCTAAAGGATCAGCGTGACAACTTTGTGCCGGCACGAGAGTTCATCGCATGGAAGACCGGTCTGGACCGGGAGATCGCCGACCTCAAGACAGGCCTCGCGAACGAGCGCGCTGAACGCAAAGCGCAGCGCATCCCTCCTGCCGTGTACGTGACGGCCCTTATCGGTGTGTTGTCGCTCGCGGCGACCGTCATCATCTGGCTGGCCGAACGCTCATAAAGCCCCCCGCCTTGATCTGACCAGATCAAGCCTCAACCCTTGAGCCCACCCATCGCGGTGGGCTTTCGCATTCCCACACCCGATTGGAGCCCACCCCCATGAGCGTCAAGGTTGTTGACCAGATCACGTCCAAGCGCCGCTACTATCCCGGCACGAACCCCTGCCTTGGTGCCACGGTCCACATGACCGGCAACACCAACAAGGGTGCGGACGCTCAAGCACACGCAAACCTGCAGTCCCGCGGAAACGTCCGCGTCGCTTCCTGGCATGTCTCCATCGACGACAAAGCGGCATTCCAGTCCTACCTGGACTCACGGAAGTGCTGGCACGCCGGTGACGGCACCGGTCCGGGCAACACCACGACCATCGCATACGAGCTGTGCGTCAACTCCGACGGCGACTACGTGAAGATGGTTCACAACGCTGCGGAACGCATCGCGATGGACGTCGTCGAGTACGGGTGGACCCGTGACGACATCTACCAGCACAACGAGTTCTCGTCATGGGGCAAGGACTGCCCGCGCGAGTTGCGTGGTTCCAAGACGGATATCTCGTGGTCTGACTTCGTTGACCTGATCTTCATGTACGCCGGCGCAGGTGACGTGAAGCCCAAGCCGGAACCCAAGCCCGACAGCAAGGCTGATGGCCGCACTGACGTCGACGGGTATTGGGGCACCGACACCACCATCGAACTGCAGTACATCTTCAACCCTGACGCGATCGACGGTGAGGTGTGGCGCCAGAACAGTGTGTGGCGCTCCATGAACCCTGCCCTCACGTGGGGCTGGAAGTGGGAGTCCACCAACACCGGTGGATCGCCTCTGATCTACAAGATGCAGGACTGGCTGGGTTCGGACTACCGCGGCGAGCGCGACGGCGACATTGGCCCCGAGTTCATCAAGGGTCTGCAGCGTCGCCTCAAGCAGTTGGGCTACTACACGGGCCGTATTGATGGCCGCCTCGACAAGGAGTCGCTCACGATCCAGGGCCTTCAGCGGGCCATCAACGACGACAAGATCACCAACTAAGGAGACCCTCATGTCTGATGCTGCTATTGCTCGACTTCGTACCGCTGTCCCGGCCGCTTGGGCTGTGCTGGTCACGTGGCTGTTGGGCACCGCGACCTGGCTCCCCGACTTCGTTGGCGTGTGGCTGAGTTCTGAGGCCACCGTCCTCGCGGTTGTGGCTGCGGTCACGGCCCTGTGGCACTGGTTGTGGTCGAGGATCGGCCCCCACATTCCCAACTGGCTTGAAGCTATCGTGATGGGTCACACCGGTACCGCGTCGTACAAGGCGGCAGTCGATGCCTGAGCCGGAGACCAAGGCCCCGGCGGGGTATCGGGTCTTGCAGATCGTCCCGTGGGACGTTCCCCAGGGTTCGGACGTCACCAATCCCTTGATCTACGGCACGCAGACCGGTGAGGGCGAGGAAGCGGTCATCACGTATCCCGACCTCACGCAGGGATGGTCTGCACGCGCACAGATCCGCGATGTCGCTGGCGGCACCGTGTGGGCAACCCTCACGTCGGAAGCAACGGACGGCCCCCGCATCATGCTCGAGGCTGACGGCATCTTCACTCTGATCTTGCCCGCCCAGGCCACCGAGACTGACGAGTGGGATGAGTACGCGACCGTCGGGCAAGGCGTATATGACGTCGAGCTCGTAACGCCCGATGGCCGCACGATCCGTCACACCGAAGGCATCGTCACGGTGTACCCCGACGTCACGCGAACGGAGTCATGATGGCTGAGGACTACGCAGCAGCAATCGAGCGCGAGGTTGTCGCGGTCGGCGTCGTCGAGCGCCAGGGCCCTCCTGGCGCGCAGGGTGATCCTGGGCCTGAGGGGCCGGCTGGTGCTGATGGCGCTCAGGGTCCCGAGGGTCCCGAGGGTGCCGCTGGCCCACAAGGACTACCGGGCGACCCCGGTCCCGCTGGTGCCGATGGTCAGGACGGGGCGACCGGTCCCGAGGGTCCGCAGGGGCCGAAGGGTGACACGGGCGACACTGGACCGCAAGGTCCGCAGGGCGAGCCTGGCCCGACTGGTCTACACGGTCCGGCTGGCAATGACGACGCGGATGGCGCAGACGGTGCCCCCGGTGTCGGTGTTCCTCCTGGCGGCACGACGGGTCAGGTGATGTCGAAGGCGTCGGGCGCTGACTACGACACTCGGTGGGTTGATCCTGCGTCGGGTGGTGGCGCGGAGCCGACAACGGTCACGCTCACCGACGTCGATGGGAACGAACAGTTCGCCTTCCCTGAACTGGCTAGCATCTACGCGATCAACTACTCAGGACCATGCCGACTACGCCTGTACCGCACGGCCTCTGGGCGCGCTGCGGACGCCCCACGCGAGGTCACCACCGAGTATCCAGGCGGTCGCGACCGCATGTACGAATACGTCGCCACCGCACCCGAAACCGACGACGGATCGCCCGTCACAATCGACCGCGCCGTCGCTGAAACCAACGTGTACGCGCACATCGAAGGCGGACCGGTCACCATCGCGCTCACCATCAAGGAGATTTAAACATGCCCGTCACTACACACTCATGGATGAGCGCGCCCTCAAACCACACCACGACCGCGGCACGCAAGTGGATGCAAGGAATCCACGACGGCCTCCTCTCTGCTGGCCTCGTGCAGACAGGGGACACCGGTCAGATCAACCTCGCGACAGTGACCCCGACGAACCCCGGTTCGCCCACGGCCCTGGGGTATGAGATCTGGCGCTTCGACGACGACGTACAGGCGACCGCACCGGTCTTCATCAAAATCGTCTACGGCGAGTTGTACTCATCGTCACAGGCGAAGCCTTGGTACAGCGTTGCAATTGCGACAGGTTCGGACGGAGCAGGCAACCTCACGGGCCCTGTGAAGGCGTCAGCCAAGCTATCCAACAGCGGATCGTTCTCGTCGAACTACAAGCAAACGACGACCGAGTATGCGTCCTACAGTTCCGGCGATGGATCGTCCGTGAACATCATCACTTGGCCAGCCTGGCAGGAGTCACAGCAGCCAGCGGGCTTCTCGATCATGCGGTCCTGCGGGACGGACGGCAACTACAACGCGGACGCCATCGCAGTCATGTGGTACTCGCCCAGCGACCGAGGCGTCTACATCGTGGGAGCAACCACAGGCGTCGAGGGGGCCAGCGAAAGCGCGGAGTACGGCGTGCTTGGAATGACTCTCCCGACCAAGGTCAACGGCGTCGCCATGAACACCTCCAACCTGCTGACAGCGACACTCTCGGAGGACGGAACGAAGGCCCCGGTGTTCCCCGCCCCGCTGGCTGCGCCCGGAGTCGCACCTTGGGTCCCGAATGGCATCGCAGTCGTGATGCCAGGTGACGCAGGGGCCACCTCTGTGATCCAGGTAGCGACCATCAACGGAGCCGCTCGCACCCTACGAGCCTTCCCATACACGGCAACCTCTACATACCCCGGACTTGCGGCACAGGCTGCTGTAGGCGTATCAACGAATATTGTGTGCCTCCCAGCGATCGCATGGGCGGTTGAGTGATGGCCGTCACTGAATGGGTCAACGTACCCAGTGGACCCGTCAGCGGGTCTCCCGGCGCCGTACCCGCAATCTTCGTCAATGGGGCTGGCGAGCCCAACGGCGGCGGTTCATACACGCCACCCACCGAAGGTCGCATCTACCCTGCACCCCGAGTCCTCGCCGCCAACTAGCCCCACCCGCACACGCGACCGCCCCGCCTGCTCTCACGAGTGGGCGGGGCGGTCTTTTGCGTTTCTAGCGGCGCATCAACACCGTGGCAAGAGCATGCCCATTCACAGGATCAGTCATCACATCATGCGCATTGCCCTTAACGTCAACCACCTCAAGCGCCATACCCCCCGGCACCTCAACCGCAGACTCAACCAGCGCAACCTTCCAACGCTTCCGCACACCCCAACGATCAGCCAACACCCACGCAGGAACACCCAACACAAGCGTCCCCAACGTCAACACAACCGCCGCCTGCCACGACCACCACGCCAACATCAACAACGCGAACACAAACCACAACGCACCCAAAAACGCGGCAGCCACCGCCGCCAACACATTCCCAGGACGCTCAACGAAATAATCCGGCTTCACCCACACAACACGCTTCACACTTACCCCTTTCAATTGAAGCCACACTAGCGCGAGACCCCCATGTCACACCCCGCCGCTACCCTGCGACCTATGAAACTCGGATCACTCGCATTCATCGCCGTCGTAGCACTCGCATGCATCATCTTCCCCAACGAAATCGGCGCCGCCTTCAGCGCAACCATCGGCTGGATAGGCGACACAATCGCCGGCTTCCTCACGGGTGCCATGTCCCAAGAATGA